CGCCCCCGCTCGAAAGGGTGCGGATGAAACCATTAAGTCCTATAAAAATATGCCCTGGTTCCGGGCGGCCAATGCCCGAGTCTCCAAATCAATCGCCTCGGTGACCTGGGAGCTTTACGCCCTGAAAAAACAGGGCAAAGCGGTAAAAGTTGCCAAAATGCTCCACGCCCCTCATGACGAGAAACGGAATATCTATCAATCGCTGAAAAAAGAAATGGAACTGGTTGAAATAGACGAACACCCGTTACTCGATTTGATCAATGAGTGCAACCGCGAAATGACCGGATCGTACGTACGCCAGCTCACTCAAATTTATTTGGATTCAGTGGGCGAAGCCTTCTGGATCAAAGAGAGGAACGGTCTGGGAGTCCCCATTGAAATATGGCCGATTCATCCCACCTGGGTAACCGATCTCCCCACCAAGAACAACCCCTATTTTGTCGTTCAGGTTGAGCACAACAGGATCCCCATCCCACCGACAGAAATTATCTGGTTTAAGGAGCCGGATCCCGAAAAACCCTACTCAAGGGGGTCCGGCTTGGGGATGGCATTGGGGGACGAACTCGATACCGATGAATTTGCGGCCCAACACACCAAAGCCTGGTTTTATAACCGAGCCAGACCGGATTTGCTAGTCTATGGTGATGGACTGCAGCCGGCCGATACGCAGCGGATGGAGCAGGAATGGCTAAAGCGAAACCAGGGGTTCTGGAAAGCCTTTAAGCCCTTCTTCGTGGGCAAGAAAATCGAAGTAAAGGAATTGTCGCAGTCTTTTTCCGATATGGATTTAATCCCTCTGCGAAAATATGAACGGGACATCATCATTCAAACTTTCGGTGTCACTCCTGAAATATTGGGGATAATCGAAAATTCAAACCGCGCTACTATCGAAGCGGCAAGTTATATCTTTGCTCTTTACTGTTTGGTTCCACGCCTGGAGACCTTAAGAGAATACCTGCAGATGTTTTTGGTCCCTGATTTTGACGATCGGATTATTATCGATTATGTTTCACCGGTCGCTGAAGACAAAGAATATCAGCTCCGAGCCGCCACTGTTTCGCCCTGGGCTCTCACCAAAGACGAATGGAGGGAGATGGCGGGTAAAGAACCTCTTCCTGATGACCAAGGAAAAGTATTCATGGTTCCGGCCATGTTGATTGAAGTACCGGCAGGAAAAAGAAAAAAACCGGAAGAAGAAAAAACTAAAGCAATTAAAAAATCCGAGCCGCTGTTAAACGAGGAACAGCAGATAAAAAGATGGAATGCGAAAGTCAAGAAGTGGGACAACTGGGAAGAGAAATGGAAAAGGGAACTCAAGAAATTCTTTCAGCAACAGCAGGATGAAGTCTTGGCGAAACTTAGAAACCAAAAAGCGGTCCAGAAATTTAGCATTGAAGAAATTCTCTTTGAGCGGGCCAAATACAACAAGCTCCTGACTGATTTGGCCATGCCCTTATTGATTTCTATTTTAGAGGACGGGGCTGAGGAAGCCGCCGAGACCATCGGATTTGATTATTCGCTGTTTGATGTGACAAATCCTCATGTTCAGGAGTGGATAAGTTCAGAATTGGGAATTCAGATTAAAGGGATCAATGACACCACCCTTGAAGCTCTTAGGGCAACCTTGAGCGAAGGTATTAACAACGGAGAAACCATCTCGCAATTATCCGATCGAGTAGGACAAGTATTTACAGCTGCTAAGGGTTATCGTTCTGAGCTCATTTCAAGGACTGAGACGATACGGAGCTATCGGGCGGGAAACCTTGAACTTTATCGTCAATCAGGAACAGAAAAAGTGACTTGGTGGGCTGCTTTAGACGAAAGAACCTGCGAAGAATGTTTGTCATATCATGGACATTCTTATTTAGTCTCAGAAGCCAGCAACATTAACACTCAAATTCATCCAAATTGTAGATGTGACTTTATACCAGAGGAATAATTTATTCTGAAATATATCTTCTATATTCTCCCTTAATACTCTACAAGCCTCATGCCTCCTGGCGTGGGGCTTTTTATTGCCCGCATAGGAGGCGAAAACAATGCCTGATATCAAGTATTTAAGTGACCTTGAATTTCATAAATTGGCAAAATCTGGCAAGGCTGAAGGCGTCGGCGTGAGGAAGTATTTCATCGTCGAAGAAAAAGAAATCAGCGACGAAGAACGTATCATTGAATTTACCAACTCAACCCCCACCCAAGACCGCTATCACGACACCATCGACCAAAACGGCTGGCAGCTGGAAAACTTTAGAAAAAACCCCGTGGTTCTCTGGGCGCATGATTACGGCCAACCCCCTGTTGCCAAATCGGTGAACGTCTGGGTTGAAGAGGGGAAGTTGAAATCAAGAGACCAATTCACCCCCCGTGACCTCTATCCATTTGGATTCATGGTTTTTGAGTTGTATAAGAACGGATTCCTCAATGCCAAAAGCGTGGGGTTCCAACCGATTACCTACGCCTTCAACAATGAAACTGAGGGCGTTGAATTTTATACCCAGGAACTGCTGGAACATTCCTGCGTCCCCGTTCCCGCAAACCCCGAAGCTCTCGTTTCGGCGAAATCCATGGGAATCGATCTTCTCCCATTGAAGTCCTGGGCGGAAAAGGTTTTGGATACCTGGAACGAGGAGAAGGGAATATGGATCCCCAAGAAAGACATTGAAACCGTATTTTCTCTTTTGAGTGGGAAAAGCTATTCAACCCCTAAAGCTGAAGATACGGAATCTAAGGAAATTGTCACCAAACCCCGAGGTGGCGGATGGGATGAAACTGAGAACTCCTGGCGCTATCGAGTGCGAGACCCCGAGGACTTCATTCAAGATTCCTTTAGAACCAAGGAAATTGATACTGGAGTCAAGGCAGTCTTTGGCAAGCTCAAGGAAGATGGTGAAGACGGTCCGATGAAAACTCAGACCATCATCTTTGACAAAGAGACCTTCCCAAAGAAATCTGATGCTGAAGCCTGGCTCAAAGAGCATGAGGATTTGACCAAAAGTAAAGAATTCTCATACCTTTTAGCTTTGTTTACTGAACGAGAAGCAAACGTGATGAGTGAGCTGGCAAATATTTATGCCAGACTGCATGGATTAGGCCCTGATAATACTCTAACAATTTCATTTTCTGGAACTGACCAACTTATAGCTTACATCAATGAAGAAGTTACCAAACAGAAATGCGAGCAATTTTCTGACCAAAAATCCGGACGTGTTTTGTCCGAGAAAAACAGGACATTAATTCAATCCTGCGTCTCCCAGATGCAGGATGCCATAGAAGTGTTACATCAGCTTTTAAATGCAACTGAACCTCAAGACGATGATGACAACAAAGAATTCACTTTTGATGATGAAAGCCCTGAAGAACAGAAATCCACTGATTCCACCTTAAATGATGAAGAGATCGACCTCGATTCAATTGCCCACGAAGAAAAAACTCCACCCGACCCACTCAACATTAATGCAGACGATGTAAAGGGAGTCCTCGGCAAATTGATTGACGAGAAACTGAGGAAGTTGACTGGAAAACTCGATTAAGAGGTGAACGAACGTGACTAAAGAAGAACTTGTACAGTTAATAGATGACGTTTTAGGCGAAAAATTAAAAGACGTGTTACAGCAGCAGAGTGATAATCAACAGAAATGGATTGAGAAAATCCTTGCTTCTCAAAGGCAACAGGAACAGAAAGCCGAAAAGCCCAATGTGGGTCGTTTAATCCGAGCTCTTGCGGCTGGGAAAGGCGATCCTCAAAAAGCAGCGGCATTTGCTCAAAAAGCATGGAAGGATGAAGCCATTGTCAAGGCATTGCAGACCGACGAAGGAGAAGCCGGTGGATATTTGGTACCGGAGGAATACTCCAGCCAGCTCATTGAGTATTTACGCCCCTTGGCAGTCGTGCGCAGAATGAACCCCGTGATTATCCCCATGGAAACCGGCACCATGAGCATGCCGGCAGTGACGGGCGGAGCATCTGCTGAGTATATCGGCGAGGGAACCAACGTTCCGAAGAGCCAACCCACCTTTGGACAGGTGAAATTAACCTGGAAGAAATTGGCGTGTTTGGTCCCGATCTCAAACGACCTCATCCGCTTTAGTTCCCCCAAAGCCGATGAAGTGGTACGGAACGACCTGGTTGGAGCAATGGCACAGCGTGAAGATGCTGCATTTATTCGGGATGATGGGAACAATGACAAACCGAAAGGATTGTTGAACTGGATTGCCACAGCTAACAAATTCGATGCCAACAAAACCGTCAATCTCGCTAATGTCACCATCGATCTCGCTAAAGCAATTTATTACCTCCGCAAAAATGAAACCAAATTCCTCAACTGCGGTTGGATTTTGTCCCCTGGCTCGGAACTATATTTAAAGACCGTTCGGGACAGCAACGGGAATTTTGCTTTCAAGGGCGAAATGGACCAAGGCAGGCTCTTTGGATTCCCGTTTGGCGTGACCACTCAGGTTCCCGACAATTTGGGCGACGGCGAGGACGAATCGGAAATCTACTTTGTTGATTTTGCCGACGCTGCGATCGGTGAATCAAGCCGAGTCGAGATCGAAATCTCCAGCGAAGCCGCTTATTACGACGGTTCAAGCGTCGTATCGGCATTCTCGCTTGACCAGACCGTTTTAAGGGCTATCGCACGGCATGACTTTGCCATGAGAAGGAATACTTCGGGAGCTGTCATTCAAGCTGTCACCTGGGGAGCATCAATCGTTTCATAATTGACTGATTCAAGGCCGGTAGCGTAAACCTATCGGCCTTTTTATTTGGAGGCGATAAATATGAACTCTCGTGATATTGGGAATTACATAAAAATAATGAACGGCGGCGGCTCTGTCTTGGGGCCTGGCGATACCGATACCGACATTGAAGGGGCGGCCATTGACCGTTCTGGATATTTGAGCGGCGTTTTTGCCGTTCATTACGGCATCGATGGCCCTTCAATTGATGGGCAACTGGGAATCACCGCAAAAATCCAGGAATCCGCTGACAAATCGGATTGGTCGGACGTGAGCGGAGCCACCATTGCGCTGGCTTGTGTCACTTTAACCGCTTCAAACGTTCCAGTATCGGCAGTTGCAGAAGTTAATGTGGATTTCTCCAGTTTGGACAAATACGTCCGTGCTGTCGTTACCCCGGCTCGTTCCAGCGCAGAATCCGATACTGCAGTTGTTGGAATCACTGCAATTCTGGGCGGCGCTGACGTATTACCGGTATAGTGCCATGCTGGTGAAATTTGTGAAAGGGTATAGCCCTTACCAAAAAGGCGAAGTAGCGGGTTTTCCAGCTGACAAAGCTCAAAAGCTTATAGCAATGGGTGTGGCTGAAGCACGAAACAAAATAGAAGCAATAGAAAACGTTCCTAATCCAGCAATTGAAGAGCCAGTTACTACCGACATTGAAGCTCCCGTCAACCGCATGATTAAAAAGGCGAAGAAAAAATGAGCAACGTGACTATCCTCACCCCAGCAAGCAATAAGAAACTTGCTACCTTAGAACAAATCAAGCAGGAACTGGAAATCACCAATTCAACCGATGACGCATTCTTAAACGACCTCATCGATCGGATGAGCGGAAGAATTGAAGACTTTTGCCATCGAATCTTTGCCAAACAGACCTATCAGGAAAAAGTGGCCGGATTTGGGGATAAAATTCTGCTTCTCACTCATACCCCGATTATTTCAGTCTCATCGGTTCTGTGTGATTCCAGCCCCATCACTGACTATGAAATCTATAACGCTAACGCTGGTGAGCTTTACCGCAGTATCGGGTGGACCTGGGACACTACGGTTTGGTGGAAAGCCTCAAGTTTCCCTTCATCGAATAACCCAGAACAGAACTTCATTGTCACCTATATTGCCGGATACGTGCTCCCTGGAGACGATGAAGCTCAAACTCTCCCGAAAACCATTGAAGACGCCTGCATTCAGTGCGTCAAAGAAGCCTACTTGAAGCGGCGGGACGATCCAAATGTTAGTTCCGAGAAATTGGGAAACTATTCAGTTACTTATGATCCCACTCCGCTTCTCTCAAGGCTCCTCTATAACTGGGTGAGGATATTTTAATGCGCTCGCTATTAAACCAAACGGTTGATGAATATTTGGTAACGTACACTACAGGGAATACGGGTATCCAAACTCCCAGCTATACAAAACAAACCTCATATCGTGCCAGGCTGGAAACCGTAACCAAAGAGCTCATTGAGCGCCAGTACGGACTCACCGAGCAAATTGATTACCGAATGTATTCACTTACCGCTCCAACCTTGGGGCGGTTTATTAAATTAAACAACGTTTATTATCGAATCCGCTTAGTGCTTCCCATTCAGAGCAAACAAACAGTGCACCATTATGAAAGTCTTCTGGTAAAAGTGGAATGAAGGTAACGGTTAAAACTCAAGGACTGGATAAAATCCTCAAAGAGATTGATAACTTTGAGAAGAAATCCACCCAAAGCGTGGAACAGATAGTTAGGGGCGCAGCGAAATATTGTGCGGGAGAAGCCAAAAAGAAAATCTCCCAACCCTACCCTGAAGGAGCAGTTGATACAGGACAGCTCAAAAATAACATTACCTATGAGCGAGCTCCTGAACAAGAAGGGATAACCTATCGGGTTGGTACGAATGTCCTTCATGCCCCTTTCATCGAATTTGGAACCAAACCACACTTCCCACCCTTGGGTGATGAAACTCATGGGCTCATCCGCTGGGTGATTCGTCATATGGGAGCAGCCAAAGGAAAAACTCCAGTCTTTGGCAAAGTCAAGAAAACCGATCGAGTTGATAAAGCGAAAAGTATCGCCTTTGCCATTGCCAAAAAAATAGCCAAATACGGGACTCCCCCCAAGCCTTTTTTGCGTCCAGCCTTTATTCAAGCCAAACAAAAACTGCTTCAGGACCTCGAGGCGAAATACAAATGATGATAACCGCAAAAGAAGCACTCTATTATGCCCTGACTCACGATTCAACCCTCACCTCATTATTAGGGGCCGGTCAACGGGTATTTGGTTCCTGGCCGCAGAGCTTGGAAGTCATGCCCTGTGTCACCTTTTTTGTGATT